TCGGCAGAGTATCGAACTAAACCAATGGTAGAGCTTCCATTGTCAGTTCCAACAATCCCAAAATGAGGATTGACTGCTGCTACGGCTACTTGCGCGTTAAAACCAAGCATCACTCGGTTGGTGCTTCCTTGGACGAATAGAGCATTCGCATCGGTATCTGTTTCGACTCGGAAGTCGAGGTCTTGGCTTGCTTGATTAAGAACTGTTTCAGTAGCGTTAGATAAGAATCTTGACCTTGCAGTTCCATTCAAGCGTGCTGAAATATCTATTAAACCGTCTTCAGTGCCGTCGCTTGCGTCGAGGATTGTAGTAGCTATTCGGGCAAACTGGATGGATTCAGCAGCGTCATTCCTACCACTAAATTCTATTTCACCTATATCATCATCATCAGCAGGGCTAGCGGAATTTCTATCTAGCTTTAGCGATGGGCCAGCAGAAGTACCGCCGTTGGTGCATTCTACGGTGATCCCTGTATCTTGACTTGAAGTTGTAAAAGTGGCAGTGGTGCCTGTTATGGCTCCTGTAACATTTAGAGTAGATGCCATATCTACGGCACCATCAATATCTACTACGTCAAGATTGGTAGTACCATCTACATCTAGGTCACCGTTGAAATCGGCGTTACCCGCAAGCGTAAGCGTAGATGCCATATCTACAGCGCCATCAATGTCTACGACATCAAGATTAGCTGTGCCATCTACATCCAAATCTGTACCAACAAACAACTTCTTGGCTATGCTGGCACCGCCTTCTGTTCGTAAAGCTCCGGTATCTCCTGAAGCATCACTTGCATCGGTGGTATCCGTTACATCCAGCACTCCTGCAACAGTCAGGGTAGACGCCATATCCACGGCACCATCAATGTCTACAGCATCAAGATTAGTAGTGCCGTCTACATCTAGATCACCGTTAAAGTCAGCGTTACCTGCAAGAGTTAAAGTAGACGCCATGTCTACAGCGCCATCAATGTCCACGACATCTAAATTGGTGGTGCCATCTACATCTAAATCACCGTTGAAATCGGCGTTACCTGCAAGCGTAAGAGTAGACGCCATATCCACTGCGCCGTCGATGTCAACAGCATCAAGATTAGTTGTTCCGTCTACATCTAGATCGCCATTAAAATCGGCGTTACCTGCAAGAGTCAGGGTAGATGCCATATCTACAGCACCATCAATGTCTACAGCATCTAAATTAGTCGTTCCATCTACATCTATATCACCTGAAATATCCAAACTGGCAAAAACAGAAGTGCCTGTTGCAGTCACAGTGCCCGATACGTCTGCATTGCCATTAATATCTATGAGCGTGGCATTTAGTTCGATCTCATCCGTAGCGTTAATATCCAACACAGTGGCGCTTGGCGCATTAATAAACTGAGATGCGTCATTAAACTGAATAGCCATCGTGCTATTAAGCAACAGACCTGTATCTGCAACGTGCGTGAGAGTTACATCGTCATCTGCACCAAAAGATAATATCGCTCCATCGTGCTTTAGCTCTAAGTCTTGAGTGAGTGTGATGTCCCCATCAGCGCCTATGGCAAGAGCATCCGTGTCGCTAGCAGACCCTATAGTCCCTGCATCAGGTATAACTATGTTGCCACCAGTGGTCATCAGACCAGCGCCGGTGTATGTGCCTGATACATCTAGATTAGCATTTACATCTACTAACGTAGCATTAAGTTCAATCTCATCTGTGGCGTTGATGTCTAGAACAGTTGCACTTGGTGCATTGATAAACTGAGAAGCATCGTTGAACTGAATAGCCATCGTGCTATTTAGTAACAGGCCGGTATCAGCAACGTGCGTAAGAGTTACATCATTATCTGTACCAAAGCCTAATACAGCGGCATCGCTATCAAGTTTAAGATCGTTACTGACAGTAACAGCGGTGGACGCATTAAGATCAATCGTAGCTTCACCATCAACACGAAGCACGCCATCACTAGATTGTTGTACGAAAGAAGCCGTATCCCCAAAAGTTAGCTTGTTCGTGCTATTAAGTGTTAGCCCTGTACCGTCTGTATGGGTAAGCGTTGTATCGCCATCGGCACCAAACTTAATAAGAGAAGAATCTGAAGTAAGGTTTATATCGTCCCCTACATTTAGATCATCTGTGATTGTAAGGTCATCTCCAATAGTAAGATCACCACCAATAACTAAGTTACCGGCAAGCTCAAGATCATCCATCTCATACACAACTGCGCCAGATCCCGCACCATCTGTAGCTACAATTTTAGTCTGCCCTGCTGCTATGGCTACGTTGGCTCCAGAACCTTGAGTGAGCGTAAGAGTTGCGGAAGTTTCATTCCGCATTATCCATGTATGCGATAACGTGTTAGGTGCTAAGGTAACTGTGCAGGCTTGCCCCCCGCCAGTAAGTCGCAAAAAAGTGGAACGAAACTCGTCTGTTACACCATCAGCCATCGTAATGGTATGCGTGCTTGCATCAGCGATTGCCTCTGCGCCCACACCCATAGCATTACCTATCAACTCTAAATTTGTATTTGTACTAGCGCCCCAAGTTCCTGCTTCATCGCCAGTAGCAATCTCTTTCAAACGTAGATCATTAACAAAAGTTGCCATCTATCTTCTCCGGCTTTTCGTTCTGGGCTTAGGCTTTTTCATAGAAACGACATGTTTTTTTAGCGTTTCAGCTTGCTTCTTGTGAGTTTTAGAGGCTTTTTCTAAACCCTTAATAATCTTCTTAACCTTACGTACCATTAAGCTACCTCTTCCCAGTTAGGAGTTTGACTGATTGTAACAGCAGTCCAACTCGGTGTCTGGCTAGTTGATATGGTTGAATAACTAGGTGTCTGACTATCATCTATTATGCCCCACACCAACACTTGAGTGGCGCTGTTAGTTCCCTCAACTCCGGTAACTGTGACCGTAACATCAGCCATTATTCAAGCGATACGAATTATTGCGTTGCTAGCGTCTGCGGTTGGGAAGGAGATAGTAAAGTCTCCAGAAGTAGAAGTTTTATCCCCACCAAATGCCAACGTGCAAACAGCCTTATCTGACTGAGTATCGTTGTAAATTAACGCGCCATTTGCGGTAATGGTGCTCGAACTAAATGTAAGATCGGCAAAGTCACAGAACGCTGTAGTGCCTGACGTTGTAGGCGTCACACTGGTCAACGCTGCACCTGCTGCTGTATACCCCGTACCAGACGCTTCATTAGACGTTGTATACGCAGTCGTGCTTGCTCCTAAAGAAGCAGAGCTTGTATACAAAGCTAATTTAAATGTATTGCCAGAAGAGGCAGTAAAATTATGTGTGCCGACAAGCAGTTCTTGTTTGAAGGACGTGCACATAGCTGTCGATATAGCCATCATAGATTCCTAAGTATGTCTGCCATGTCCTTATGACCTTGACGTTCTAGTTCTGCAATAAGTGTCGTCCTATCACTTTTTATTGCTTCTTTTATATAATGTAAGGCTGTGGCTCTTACTGCTTCTTTAAATGCTTCCGCCTGCTGTGCTATTGCAGGGTGACAGCTATTACCGACGCTCACAATTCTATCTGCGGCTGCTTGTGCCCAAAACTCAGGATCATGCCCTTTGTTCTTTGTAGTAGATACGAAAACATCGCCTATCTCTATCTGCGGTGCACGTAAGAACATGTTACATCACCTGCATTCTTGTTTGCCCTGAACGGTAAGTATCAGATCGTAATTTTCCGTCACCTAATGTCTGGAGCAGTACCATAGAAGCTGCATAAAACTTATCGTACATTGCCACCATGTCAGGCTCACCTTTCATAAATCGTATCGCTTCAACCAAAGCACCATTCAGCAGCGCAGAATCAAACTCATCTCCAAGATAAGTGGTGCTTGCGGTGACAATGGACTCGGGATAGTACCCATAGTGCAACTCAAACGTGTAATTTGAGTCAGGTGTTGGGCCTAATATGAACGCATCGTCATTAAAAATACCGTAATGTTTTGGTAAGCCTGTAGTGGTCGCAACAGGATACGCCTCACGTATAAAATTAACGTCTTTATTTAGTAGGAAATGGTAGTTACTGCTACCATCTATCACTGCAATACTATACACATACAAGAAATCTGTGGGGACTGATAAGTACTTGTTACCAGAAGCAGCGGTGCCAGTGACATTTTTACGCAACGCAGGTATCTGCACAGCGTTGTAAATCTTTTGTTCTGCCTGCTGCGTGAACATAGCGAGCTGAGCATCTGTAAACGTAAGCTCACAGATGTCTTCGATATTTGTTTTTAGCTCGGTGTAGTTCATGTTTTACGCCATGGGGCCGCGAGCCATAAGTCCTTTTGTAGCAGCGCCTGTACCACGAACCTTGATGCCGGTGGTTTTTACACCAGACATGTCAGGCTTAGGTGCTTCTTTTACTTCCTTGATTTTACTATCTTTTTTCATAACTATACTCTAGGTTGTTGTTACAGTAACTGTCCCTATCTGACCAGTTGCTACTAAGTCGTTAGGTGTTAATCCAAAAGGGTCATCCCCTGCACCCACAGGGTTCCATCCCCACTGTATTTGTCTGCTGCTGTTAGCCCCTGCTTCTCCTAAACTCCTATCAGGGCGCGGGTCTCTGATAGCTTGCGGATCGTCTACTGGAAACTCACCTAGCTTTAGCTGTGGGTGGTCTGGACTCCAGCATTCTGGACACGCTTTTAGATTTGTATCTTGTCCCTTACGTACTAAATTTTTTAACTCACGTAGCTTAAACTGAAACCCACAAATGTCACATTCAGCAATAGCTCTTTTAGTAGATGCAAACCTATTAGACATAACTCATGCGGGGCACAAAACGTGCAGGCGTTTTTGTCCTATCCTCTTCTGCTGCCAAAGCAAATTGTTCTTCATACACCTCTTTCAACAGCGGTATACGTGGAGCTAGCTCTGGATCTTTCATAGATATGTGATACGCCAGACCGGCAACTAAACAAGGTAAAAACCTAAAGTTCACATCAGCGGTTTCTACACCGTTCCCTGCATCTTGTATTCGCCGCATACGGTAATACTTGAATATGTATTCATTGTTCTTGTCGGGCACAGGCCACACGTTTATCTTAGGGTTATCTCTAAGGCGCTCTATATAAACTTGTATCGGCCTACCTTCTGTTAACTTATTAGGTATGGAAGCGTACGTGCTAACGCTTATTCGACTAATCGTAAGATCTGACTGTGCGTACTCATCACCAGAATCTGTGCGTATAACCTGCTCTAACAAGTCGATAGTATCCGCAGGCAAGTCATATTGACTTGTGCCTTTGACCATCGTGACGGTGCCTTCGTCAATCGTCCACAAATTGATACCACGGTTCTGCCATTCAATAGTCATCAGGTTCATAGAACGTCTGGCGGTGCGTAAGTCGTACCCAGAACGCATTTCACGACCCGCACGTTCCCACGCTTCTTCAGCGATCTCTGTGAAGTCCATATCGAATGCGGTTGTTCCAGATGTTGTCATGGCTTACTACCCTGCACATATAGTGTTTTCTTTCTACGATTGCCCATAACTGCTCCGCAGCCTTTGTGATTTGCGCGAATGGGGCCACCAGCTTTTGCTGTTTTAACCTTAGCTTTCGGTGTATTAGCTACTACTTGTTGTCCTCTAGCGCCAGCTTTTTTCTTTTTACGCGCTGTGGTGGCGCGTTCAGCCTGACTTAGCGACTGTGCTTTGGCTTTGGGTAAACAACGATCAGGGTTCTTTTTGTTCTTCGACGTACCACATGGCCCTTTAATTTTGCCATCGGTGCCGATACGTACCCATTGCTGTTCTCGCCACTGTTTAAGCTGACCCATTACTTTACCTTTCGC